GCGAGTCCCTAACAAGGGCCTTATCTGCGGCGAGTCGTTCCAGGAACAAGTTAAGAAGGTCATTCTCCCGAAATTACTTGGCGATCCTGAAAAGGGCGTCCCCGGGGCGATTCCTACAAATTTGCTCGCCGACGTTAAGCGAAACCCTCAGGGGGTCATTACTTACATACGTCTTACTAACGGATCAGAGATTTTTCTTCAATCCTACGATCAGGACGTTGATCTGTTCGAGTCGGCGGATTACGACTGGGTGCATTTCGATGAACCGCCGCCGCGTTCGATTTGGGTTGCGGTCCAGCGGGGACTCACCGACAGGATGGCGCCCGCATGGTTGACCATGACGCCACTCAAGGAACCCTGGCTCTACGACGAGGTCTACAAACGCGAAGACTGCAAAGTCATCTATTTCGATATCGAAGACAACTTAAATTTCGGTCTCTCGCGCAAAGGCATCGATCAGTTCTCCTCCTCGCTCACGGAAGACGAGAAAGAGGCGCGGCTGCGCGGGCGATACTTTCATTTGACTGGCCTCGTTTACAAAACCTATGGGGATGTCCACCGCATCAAAAGGTCCAAACTGTTTCCGCAAGGCGTGCCGCGGCACTACGCGCTTTGGATGCACATCGACTGCCATCCGCGAAAACCTCACCACGCCGTCTACGTCGCCATCGGTCCAGACCGCCGGAAAATTGTCTGCGGCGAGTTGAAGAATTCCGATTCTCTCAACCGCATCGAACCGTTCTGCGAGGCACTCAAAGTCTACGAGGACACGGTCTTGAAGCGCCCGCACGATTCGATCGAACGCTTGATCGATCCGCTTTCAGGAACGCCGAACCCGGTGGGGGAGGGGTTATCAATCTGGGACGAATTCGACCGTTGCGGTTTCACCTGCCGGACAGGATCCAAGAACCGCGAGGCGGGAATTCTGCTCATGCAAAACGAGCTCAAGCACGACGAAGAGCTGAAAATTTTTCCGAATCTTTATGTGCTCGACGATTTGGTCGGCGTCGATTTCGAGCTCAGGCATTACATCTGGGACGACCACACGAACAAGAAGTCAGAGGACCGCAAAGATCAGCTCCAGACACCGAGGAAAAAACATGACGACTTTCTCGAAGGCATACACAGAATTCTCCTCGCCGGGGCTGACTATGAGGATATCGGGGAAGAAGATGGCGAACCGACGCCAGCGCCGGCGGCCGGCGCTAATCCCTTCACTCACTACTAGGAGCTCACAATGGCGAAAGAAACAGAAGTAAACATTGCAAAAAGTTTAAAAGAAGACGAGCGCAAAGAAATTGCGAAGTTGGTTATCGCGGACTACCAGCGAGACATCGACGGCCGTTCGCCATGGGAAGAGCGCCGCGCCCGGTTCTACAAACTGTGGATGACCAAACGCGATCCGAAAAATACACCGTTTCCGAACGCGTCGAACGTCTGTCTGCCGATGCTGGCCATTGCGTGCAACCAGTTTCACGCCCGGAGTTACCAGGCAATGTTCACCCCAGCATCATTTTTGAAAACGATCCCAGTCGGTCGCGCCGATGCGCGCCGGGCCCAGTCTGTTGAAGAAGTCATGAACTGGCAGCTCCTCTACGAAATGGAGGATTACGAGGATGAGATGGATAAGCTTCTCCTCGGCGTGCCGATCAATGGCATGGGCTGGAAATACCTGGGCTGGGATTTCCAGAACCAGCGACCAACAGCCACTTATGTCAGTGGGATGGACATTATTTTGCCTTACCGAACGCGCAACATCGCCACGTTCCGGCGCCTGACACACCGGCTTTGGCCGCATTATGACGAGCTCTCGATGCGAGCCGAACAGGACGAGAACCGATACGTCGATTTCGACAGAGTAAAAGCGGGAGACGGATCACTTGAATACGAGTCGCCGCTCGAAACAATCAAAGATGAGAACGAAGGCGAGCAGTTTGACACAAACGAGTACCCGAACCTCGTGCTACAGCAATGCCGTTACTATAAAGGCAAATCCGACAAGACCATGGCGCCGTATATCTGTACCGTGGACTTTGCTTCGCAGACTTTGTTAAGAATGACCTCCCGCGTTGTCAAAGTCGCGGGTAAAGAAGCGGTTTTTAATCCTTACGTTGACTATCACTTCTTCCCGAATACAGAGGGCTTTTACAGTTTTGGGTTTGGTCACTTTTTGGAGCAGCTCAATGAGATGGCGAACACCGCATTCAACCAGATTTTTGATGCTGGTCGTTTATCCAATCAACCATTTGGTTTTTTTGGACGACGCGCTGGCATCAAACGACGCGAACTTAAACTCTGGCCAGGGCGAATGGAAGAAGTCGAAGACGCAAGCCAAGTCTATTTTCCGCAAATTCAAAGAGTGGATCAGGTCCTTTTTCAAGTGCTCGGGCTCATCGAACAGTACACGCAACAATTCACGTCCACTGGCGATTATCTCCTCGGGCGGGAATCCCGCGGCACGAAAACGCCGACTGCTTCCGGTACGCTCGCCATCATCGAGCAAGGACTTGTTCTCTATAACACGATGATTAAGCGGTTGTACCGCTCGCTTAAAAAAGAATTCGGAACGCTGGCTTTCCTCAACCAGATTCATCTTCCGGAAGAAAAACAGTTCGTCATCTTAGAAGACCCTGACCATCTTGCCTTCCCAACAGCGAGGCGGTCGGACTTTGACGGTAAGATGCACATCATTCCGGTCGGCGATCCGTCCTATGCTTCCAAACTCTCGCGCCGGCAGGAAGCTGCCGAAATTTACTCGGGCCTCCTTGGCAACCCGCTCGTCATCGATCCGGCGACGAAGCAAATTAAGCAGCCGGATACTATCTACGAGGCCACGAGAGTGTGGCTTGAAACCTTTGATCGTAAAGACATCAATCGCCTTTTGCCAGAGATGCCTGAAAAATCTCAAGACCCTGTCATCGAAAATGCGGCGATTATGCAAGGCGACACCGCCGAAGTTCACGATACGGACGACCCGATCCACCATTTGGAAATCCATGAGCGAATCAAGAAGACTCCTTACTACGACCATTTCTCGAAGGAGTCGAAAGAGTTGCTCGATAAACACATTCAAGACCATAAGGCGCAAGCCTACAAGTTGATGGAGGCAAGACAGGGACTCGGCGCCAGCGCCATGCCGCACGCCTTGCCACCTCCGCCTGGAGGCGGCGGTCCAATCCCGGCGCCGGGCGGGCCGCCGCCCGCGGGCGCGCCGCCAGCGCCAGCGCCGAACGAAGAGATGGCTCCAGAAGCCGATACCCCAGTAGAGGCGGCTATAACGCCGACGGCCAATGGCGCAGCCTGACGATCTCTTTGATCCAGCGGAACTCCGGGCCTGGGCGAGTGACCCGCGCGGCGCACGATTTTGGGAAGCGGTCCTTGAGATGGGGAACAAACGGATGAATGGAATGCGGGTCGCTCTCAAAACAGGAAACCAGCACGACGCCGCAACGCACCTGGCGGGCGAGCTGGAAGCAATCGACGAGGTGCGCCAGCTCGTGGACATCATCATTGATGAATACCGCGCTGAGCAGGACGATAAAGCTGCCGAGGAGAAAAAATGAAAATTGAACCGTTTGGCGAACGACTGATCGTTAAACGCCTAAGTGAAGAAGCTCGTAAAGGCTTAGAGCAAAAGAGTGGTCTCATCATTCCAAAGGATGCCGCCGTCGTGCAGGGAATCATGGTCGGGCGCGTTGTTCATTGTGGCCCGTCGGCTGACTTTGTGAAAGAAGGTGACGTTATTTTGTTTGCGAAGTATTCAGGGACTGAGCTCCCTGTTGATCGTAACTACCTTGGAAGCGAGTACGAGGACTGTCTCTGTATGAACGAAGAGAACATCCTCGGCCGACTCATCGAAGTAAAGGAGGAAGTAAATGTCTAAACCGGAAGCAGGGACCGCCGTCGAGAAGGAAGCCCCTGGTGTGGAAGAGCAGGGTGACGCACCCGTCGAAAAAGAAGCGCCAAAGCCCGAAGCAAAACAGCTTGAACGCCGGAAGGAAGACCCCGATGGGCCTCCGCCAAACACGCCGCGTTGGAACGAAGTTTATGGAAAGTGGAAGGCCACGGAACGAAAGCTGGAGGAGCGCGAGAAGGACGTTGAAGCGATCCGCGAACATAACCGCGCTTTAGAAGAGCGCCTCAACCGAGTCGAGGCAACAAAGGCAGATCGCCCGCCTGAGCCAGAACCAGACCCGGCTGTTGATCCTGACGCTTATAAAAAGTGGCACGAAATGCGCCGATTAGCGGAGCGCACCGAATGGGAAAAGCAACGCGCCATTGACCGCCATGAAACCCAGGTGGAAGTGCAGAAGGAGATGCACGAGGATTATCTCGACATGATTAAGATTGCCGAGCGCGAAATGGCTAAGGACCCCGAACTCAAAAAGAAAATATGGGGATCAGGAAATCCGCCGAGAGAAGCTTATAAATATGGCGAGAAGAGGGCCAAGGAAATGGAAGAAAAAGAACGTGAAGCGCAGTCCAGGGACGTCGCCAAAAAGCAAACCGAAACCGAGCCTACGGGCGACGGCGGCGGAGAACGCGAGGACGAACCGGAGGAGCGCTTGAGCGAAGACGAAATTCGCGTTTGCCGTAACCTCTTTCCCGACATGAAACTCGAAGAGGCTAAGAAGAAGTACATAAAACAAAAGACAGCCATGAGGAGATAACGAATGAAATCCAAACACGCCGCACATCCGCACCACAAAGAAGATGCAGACGAACCGCCAGTGACCGAGGCCGTAGTCGAAGAACGTAAACCAGCGACGGAACCTTGGCGCGCCGAAAATGCTCCCGACTCTCCGCGTAAACGAGGACTTCTCGGCGTAAACAAATCAAAACCAGGCCACACGCTGCGCTGGGTTCGACTCGATGCTGTTGATCGCCGCAAGAATCAAGGGTACGAACTCGCGACGGCAGCAGACTTCAATGCGACACCAGACGAAAATGGAATGATCCGCCGCAATGAGCTCGTGCTCATGACCGTCCCAGATGAAGTCTACAACCAACGCCGAAGTGAAATTCATCGAATGACGCTGGAACAGTCTCAAGCGCCGAAGCGCGAGTATCTTCGCGAACGGGCTCACGCATCTCGACAAGCTGGCCACGAGCTGGCTGACGAGGATCGTGACAGGGAGTAGAGGCTACCCCATTGACAAATCGACGGTTAGGAACAATACTATGTTCAGTTTTCGAGCGTTTGTGCTCGCCCGCCTTTTCGCCATCTGGCGCCTCCTCGCGGTTTACCGCGCTCCAAGCTCCAAACATACGGAGTTACCTAAAAATCAAGGAGGCCTACCATGGCTAATGTTCATAACGCGCGGGGATTTAGCGCCCTTCGCGGATCTAGCGGCGGCGAACCCCGACTGCGGAAGTATAACGCCAACGTCACAACCGACATCTTCAAAGGCGACGTCGTTCAACTCCTCGCCTCCGGCCGCGTAAAAACCATCACGACCACGACTGGCAATGCCTTTGTCCTCGGCGTTGCGGCCAATGCGATAGACGCGTCGGACTTTTCCACGACGCAGGAAGTTTGGGTTTATGATGACCCTGACCAGGAATTCGAGGTCACGGACGATGGAGTCGGAGCAACCCTGTCCGCGTCTGATGTGGGCGCAACCTTTGCGCTCATCCTGACGTCCGGCAATACAACGACTGGGTTGTCAAAGCACGAACTCGATGCGAGCGCTTCTGGCGCCGCGACGACCGATGCCGTGCTTTTGGAAGGATTCAAAATCAGCCCTGCCGTCGCGATTGGGAAGTATGCAAGCGCGATCGTAAAGCTGAACCGGCATATCTTCAAGACCGGGAGCGCCGGAGTCTAAATGCCAACCGTCCCAATGAAGCCAGGGCTCTTGTGTTTCGTCATCTCCAACAATCACCATATGTTGCCGGACCAGTTTTTTTGGTCCTATCTGAAGATGAAGAAACCCAATGGGTCCCTGGCTATCAAAGGGGCTTCCAGCGTTAAATGCTCGTCGATCAACGACGGCATCCACCAAGCGTTGCTCCATGGCGCCGAGTGGGTTTTTCTCATGGACGTCGATCAAACCTTCCCAGGCAATACCATACCGCGCCTCATGGATACCGTCAGACGCCACGACGCTAAAGTGGTTTCCGTTCTCTATCACCTCGGGAAAGCGCCCTATGGTCCCGTCGCAGGATGGGTCAGACAAATAAACGGAGAAGATGCTTACGTCAATTCACAGGGCCAACCTTGGCGCGATTACTATGCCCCAATCGGCAAAGGGGTTGTAGAGGTTGACTGGGTCGGTTCCGGGGGACTCCTGATTCATCGCGACGTTTTAACCGAAATAGGTTGGCCGCCGTTTCTTGACGAATGGGCTGAAGGCATGAGCTTTCGCAAACTCGGGCACGACATCACGTTCAGCGAGCGCGTCCGCGACAAGGGGTTCAAGATTTACGTCGACACCTCAATCAATTCAGCGCATGGCAAATTTCAATATTTCGATCAGACCTGGGCCGAGGGGTTCAATCACTCGCAAATGGTCGATCACATGGGCGGCGTCATCCACCGCCAGGCCCTGGAATCGGATTACTGGGATACGGTTTGGCAGGAGGAATTCCTGAAAGGGACCGAACGAGAGACGCAATACGCAGATACCTTCAAAGCCATTTTGGAAAAAGTCCCTGAAAAATCAGTCGTCGCGGACGTCGGCTGCGGTCCCGGCGTCTTAATGAAAAAACTCAAAGACGCCAAAGGCGCCGAGTGTACGGGTTACGATTTTTCCACAGAGGCCGTTGAGATCGTGACAAAGAAAGGCTTCGACGGGAAGGTTGTCGATATTCGCAATTTTAACGTGAACGGCGACGGCGGGAAATTTGACGTCGTCGTATCGACTCACGTATTGGAGCACATGCAGGATGACAGGCAGTTCCTCCAAGTGCTGAAAGCTCTATGTAAAAAAGGCGGCCAAGTGATCGTCGCAACTCCGGCAATCAAAGAGATTCAGGATCATGTCGAACATGTCCGGGGATACAACGACGAGGAGATGTCGATCCTCATGGCCAGCGTATTTGACTCCTCGGAGATATCAAAGAACGCCAGGGATTACGTAGCAGTAGGAAAGGTCTAAAAGGAGAAACCATGAAAAGACTAATCGCCGCACTGGTCGTAGCCCTGGGCTTTGCCACGCTTGCCCATGCGGTTTGCGATCACCGTACCACAACGTGCTTCACAAACGTCGATGTTTCGGGCACGCTCAGCACTGGAAATTGCACTTGTACCAATACAACGCTGTCGCCATTAGACGCCAATGTTACCTACGGCGTCACGGCAGCCACAGTAACCGCCACTGGTCTGGGAACGTTCGCCCGCGTGACCGCGAGCTCCTATACGTTCACAGGCGCATCCAGCGTCTCGGTCGCCCCCATACGTTCGCGTGAGCTTGTTATCGACTCGACGTTCAATGTTTACGTTTCGACCTGTACCAATGTCGCTGGCTGCTGGGTAAAGGTCGGAGGTCAGTAATACTGTTTTAGTCGTACCCTCGCAAAGTACCGCGCCTCGTTTTCACTCCTTAGTGAGTGCCTTTCGCCCCGAGTGGCGCCCCAAAATCGCAGCTCATTAAAAATTAAGGACCACTAAAGGAGACACACCATGACAGCATTGCGAGCTAATTTCGGT